ATTCGCAGTCTTGATGGTGCTGCCACTCGTTCAATAAGTGGTTTACAGCGTCAACGGGATGCGTTTGAAGCAATTCGCCGTTCGGCAAATCTTGGTAGTGATGCATTCAAACAGGCAACTGCTGAAATCACACGTCTTGATCAGAAACTGCAGCAGGTAGAAAGCCGTCAGACTGGCGCTGGTCGTGGTGGAAGGCTGGCGCAAACGCTGGGTGCAGTGGCCTCCGGTGGTGTTTTTGGCGGTCCTGAAGGCGCTATTGGTGGTGCCATTGGTGGCATTGCTGGCGGTGTTCCCGGTGCGCTAGCTGGTGCTGCAATTGGTGCGCAAGTTGGTGCATTGCGTCAACAGTTTGCTGCTGTTGCTGAAAATGTTGCTCAAATCAATAAGTACAAAATTGCCCTAGCTGGTGTTAGCAGAGATCAGGCTGATTACACAAAAAGCATTTCTGATGTAACGCAACTCAGCAAGGCTTATTTGCTGCCTTTGCGTGATGCAACTGAGCAATACACCAAACTGAAGGCATCTGTTGTCGGCGCTGGTCTTAGCACCAAAGAGACCACGTCTGTTTTCAGGGGCATTGCTTCTGCTGTCATTGCAACTGGCGGTCGAGCAGAAGATTTGAATTCCGCTTTGCGTGCTACCGCTCAGGTGTTTAGCAAAGGCAAAGTTTCTGCTGAAGAACTTCGTCAGCAAATTGGCGAACGTTTGCCGGGTGCATTCACAATCTTTGCGCAAGCAATTGGCAAAACTCCGCAGCAACTGGATAAGGCACTTGAAGACGGTAAAGTCACGCTGGCCGATTTCCTGAAGTTCAGCGAAGAACTGTATAAGCGATATGGTGAAACAGCTTCAATCCTTGCTGATGCACCTGAAAATGCTGGCGCAAGATTGAAAGTATCGCTTGATTTTGCCACTGTTGCTTATGGTGGTTTCTTCCAAGTTGTTGGTGCTGGATTCCAAAATTACTTGCGCGGCTTAGTTGAATTTGCGTTGAAAAACGAAGAGACAATCAAGCGTGTTATTACTGTTCTGGCAATTGGATTTAATGAGATTGGCAAATTAGTTGGCGGTTTTGCCAAGTTTTTGGTTGGCATTTTTAACGCAGCATTCAGTGCAATTCTTGGCAATTTAAATACGGTTTTATCACGTGTTGAAGACGCAATTAATAGAGCCAAGGCCGTACAGGCTTTGACGCCACAGCGGATTGATCAATTTCAAACGCAAGCGCGACGTGAAACTGAATCTAAGTTTGGCTTTTTCACTTTTCTGAAAGCCGGTGAGGCTGAAAAATTTTATAACAATCGATTCAATGAATTGATTGATGGTGCAACAAAAGCCGCCAAATCGACTGGTTATACCAACAAAATTCAGAATCTTTTGTTTCCCGAGTTTACGCCATCTGCATTTGGGGCAGGTGCTGGTCAACCATTGGCCGCTGGGCAAGAAGCAGGTGGCGAAGGTTCAAAAGAAAAGAAAGGCAAAAAAATAGTTGACTTGACAAAAGAAGAACTTGATTTGCTCAAGGAAATTGATCGGCTACAAAATAAAGGTCTTGATTTGCAGGCTGATCTTGTTCAATTTAAATTAGACGAATTACAAACCTCATTACAATTACAGCGCAACGAAATTGGAAACAACAAAGGTATCGCTGAAAGCTTGAAAAATCAACAAAAACTAGCCAAGGCTGTTGAAGCTGCGTTTAAAGGCTATGGCAATGAATTAATTAAAGCGTATGACACACAAACAGAAATCAATCGAATTATCCAAGACGCTGAAATTAAATCGGGAAAGATTACACAAGAAGAAGCTCGTCAATTGTTAATTAATCGACAAATTGCTGACTTCAAAACAAAATATCCGTTGGCGTCTGATGAAGATGTTGCTCGTCTTCGCAAAGCATTGGAGCAGGCTGATAAAGCAAAAACATTTGCTGAAAACTTTAAAGCATCATTCAAGTCAGTTAGCGATGCTGCCTTAAACCTTGGTGCAAATCTTGGCGCTTCACTTGGCAATGCTTTCTCAACTCTTGGTGATCAGATTGCCGAGTTTGCGATGACCGGTAAAGCTAATTTTGCCGAGATGACGCGTTCGATTCTCGCTGATCTCGCCAAAATCTTTGCCCGCGCTGCAATCTTTGCCAGTTTGAAAGCAGTATTTCAAGGCAGCTCAATTGGTGGCCTGTTTGGTTTTGCCATGGGTGGCGTCATGACACCGAGTGGTCCTATGCCGCTCAAGCGTTATGCCGCCGGTGGTATTGCCAACAGCCCGCAACTGGCCATGTTTGGTGAAGGCCGTCAACCTGAAGCGTACGTGCCACTGCCTGATGGCCGCTCAATCCCCGTCACCATGCAGGGTGGTGGTCAAGGCGTGAACGTGGTGGTCAACGTTGATGCGGCTGGTAGCGCCGTGCAGGGTGATGGGCCAAATGCAAAAGCATTGGGTGTTGCGATTTCATCTGCTGTCAAAGCTGAGATACTGAAACAGCAACGTCCCGGCGGTTATCTGGCAGGTACACGCTGATGGCAACTTTTACCTACACGCCTGATTTTGACGCCAACGAGTCCCAGCGGCCTGTTGTACGTCGCGTGCAGTTTGGTGATGGCTATGAACAGCGTTTGGCTTATGGCCTCAATACACAGCCTTCTGAGTGGCGTTTGACGTTTGCCAATCGCACCAATACTGAGCGCGACAACATCACTGCTTTTCTTGAAGCTCGTGGCGCCACCGAATCATTTGATTGGACTCCACCGTACGGTTCGGCTGCTAAATGGGTGTGCGAAGAATGGCAAACAACAATGGTGGCAGCCAACATAAATACGATTCAAGCAACGTTCCGTCAGGTTTTCGAGCCTTAAACTGCTACTAGGAAGCATTTCACCATGGCAACCATCGTCACCAGAGCCGGCAAAGGCAGCGCCCTGACCCACGCGGAGGTGGATGCCAATTTCACCAATCTTAATACTGCAGTTCAAACTATTTTCATTGCAGGTACGACCACACTGACCAACCAAGTTCAAGCGTTATCCGATTTCAGCTCTACCGGATTTTCGTGGTTTGAAGTATCAACAACAGGTCGATTTAATCGAATTCGTTTGAATTGTTACGTTGCAACTCTTTCCGCTAGTGCAAATACTCCAATCATTTTTTTACAATACAGCACCGATACATCAACGTGGACAACAATTGGCACCGGCAGTGGTAGTGATGTGATTTCGCTTGCATCAATCGGCACCAAGGTAACTAATTGGATCACATTGCCATCTGGTGCTGTTGGTGCTGATATCTATTTTCGAGTAGCGATGCAAGGTGGCGATGGCGTGGCTGATCCTGTAGTTCGTGGACTTGCCGTATCACTTGATTGGACATGACAATTTACGTTCAACAAGATTATTGGCTTCCGCTATATGCGGTTGGCGATGAAACATATGAAACTTGGATTGCAAATCATGTCTACAGCGTTGGCACCATTGTTAATGCATCAACAATTCAAGCCAGTGGGCTAGTTTTTCTTTGCACAACTGCAGGAACAAGTAGCAGTACAGAACCCGCTTGGGGTACGGATATTGGCAGTGTTATTACTGATAACACCGTTACTTGGACTGCAATTAGTAGCGTTTGGGCGGATCTATCTGGATTTGCCCCCAGCGCAATTGTTGAACTTTTTGAACTGACACTTGATTCAACATTGCATGGCGCTAGTGACACCTATCGCTGGCACAACGGTTGCAATGCGAATGTGACCGGCAACATCGTCTGGAACGGCAATAGTTACGTCCGCCTGCCAATTCAAGCTGATGGCTTTGAGTATTCAAATACCGGAACACTTCCCCGTCCAACACTTACCGTTTCCAACATTGAAGGCAACATCACAACGCTGTTAATCCTTGTAAATGCCACCACAGCAGGAAATGACCTTGGCGGTGCCACAGTCAAGCGAATCCGCACCCTGAAGAAATATCTAGACGGCGAAAGTGCAGCAGATCCGCACGCCAAATTCCCGGATGAGATCTGGTATGTGGACCGTAAAGCCAGTGAGAACCGTGATGCTGTGACGTTTGAGTTAGCCAGCAAATTCGACCTTGCGGGCATCATGCTTCCTAAGCGTCAGGTGATCGCCAACATCTGCCAGTGGAAATATCGCAGCACTGAATGCGGTTACACCGGTAGCAATTATTGGAACGTCAATGATCAAAGCGTTGCGACGCTTGCTGAAGATAAATGCGGCAAACGACTCAGCTCTTGCAAACTACGCTTTGGTGAGGCTGCTGAACTGCCCTACGGCTCATTCCCCGGCGCTGGTTTGACGCAATGAAGCTTTCTGATCGCATCAAGCAAAAGGCACTGGAGCATGCGCAGGCTGCCTTTCCTGATGAATCATGCGGCTTGGTTGCTGTTGTCAAAGGCCGCAAAAAATATTTCCCATGCCGTAATTTGGCCGAAACGCCGCATGAACATTTTGTTTTGGACGCTGCGCAATATGCGGAAGTTGAAGATCAAGGCGAAATTATTGCCGTTGTTCACAGTCATCCCAAAGTCAATCCAACACCGTCACAAGCTGATCGTGTGGCCTGCGAAAAGTCCGGTCTGCCGTGGCATATCGTCAATCCACAAACCGAAGAATGGGGGTATTGCGAGCCTGAAGGTTTTGAATTGCCATATGTCGGACGTGAGTTTGTTTTTGGTGTTGTTGATTGTTACAGCCTGTGTCGCGATTGGTACAAACGTGAATTTAACTTGAACCTGAAAGATTACGACCGCCGCGATCAATTTTGGCTCAAAGGTGAAAGCTTATACATTGATAACTTTGCCAATGAAGGCTTTCACAAGATTCCTTTTGAAGAGTTGCAATATGGCGACGCGATTTTGATGCAAATTGATTCGTCGTTACCTAACCACGCTGCGATCTACTTGGGCGATCAGCTAATTCTGCATCACCTACAGGGCAGGCTCAGTAGTCGCGACCTGTATGGCGGCTATTATGCCAAAAGCACCGCCTGTGTCCTGCGGCATGAAAGTCGTTAAGGTCTACGGCGCACTCCGCAAAAAGCTGGG